ACCACATAACGTCACCCAACTCAATAATGAGATGCTCTCGATTGTCGTCGTTCCAAGGTTTACCCTGGTACACCAACTTCTTAACGATCTCAAGGATCTCACCACCTTCACAAGCAATCCCAGTAGCACCAGTATAAAGACGCTCAATATTGGCACCAGCTCGATCAAGTTCAACAAGACGGTCAGCAAGAGCAACAAAATCTTTTGACTCATCACTGGTCACACCGTCAACAAACTGTTCGTACTTTTTAAAATCAATCATAACCATTCAGAAAAATCACGTTTTTGTTGTTTAGCGACACTATCAAATTTATCATAAGTGTCTTCGTCATCTTGTTCCCAGTTGTCCATAAGTTCGTCACTGGTTTCTTCGACATTATAGAGCTTCATCTTTGCTCTGTCAAGACCGACAAGGAAATTTCTCATGTAGTTGAAATCATTATATCGGTTCTTGAGTTGTTTAACACGGAGCCTGCCAGCCTGTTCAAGTTCCTCAGAAGAGATAAGACCGAACATAAAATCAGCAGTAGCGGGAAGCCCAAAAGACTCACTGGTGTCGGTAAGATCAAGATCACTAGATCCAAAACCAGCCCTAGTAGTTTGAGTAGCAGATACAACTGGAACGTCGTACTTAACAGCAAGACCCCTAAGTTCTTCTGCAATTGCTTTAACATATGTGTATGAGTTAACAATGTGTCCCTTGTAACGAGACGAGGCACATATATTTAAATAGTCAATAAAGATAATATCAGGTTTGAAATATTTCTTAAGACTTAATTCATTAAGCAACGCTTCGAAGTGTCCAGCATGAGCAGATGCTGTAGGATATTCTTTAATAATCAATCTACCCTGAGACTTTCTTTGAATTTCAGCAACCCTAGATGTAAACACTTGCTCAGGAATAGAATTTATATCCTGAATGTTAACATCAAGAAGATTAGCATCAATACGCTCGGCAATCTTTTCCTCCGCCATCTCACATGTAATGTAGAGTACATTGTATCCCTGAGATAAACACCCAGCAGCGTGATCACACATAGCGAGAGACTTACCGACACCTGTCCCTGCCAAGATTATATTAAGTGTCTTTTTAGAAAGTCCACCCTTAGTAATCTTGTTCATCTTATCCAAAAGATAAGGAATCTTCTCTTCTTTTAAATGATAAAAATCATATCTCGATGTAACATCTTCGAAGTAATCATGCCCTACATGTTCGTCGAACGATACTGCCAGGGCCTCTTGGAGTATGCTGGGGATCGCATCCTTTGATAATTCCTTGCTACGTCCATCCGCAATCTTGACGGATTCGAGTAGAGCGAGATAGATTGCTCGTTCCTTACACCACTTCTCTGTGGCGTCAAGGAGCCACTGATACTCAACATCTGTAGATTGGAGCGATTGGATTGTCTCGACAGCAGACGTATAACACTCTTCACTAATGTTATTCCTGTCTTGTAACTCAAGAATAATAACTTCCGTAGTGGGAGGATTGTTATACTTGCTAGCAAAGTCCCAAATCTCCTCGTAAATAAACCTTTCATGTTCGATCTCAAAATAATCTGGTTTCACAAATGGAACTACTTTTCTAAAGAAATCTTCATTAGAAAACATGTTCTTTAAAATAGTAGTCTCAATCCTCTCTGTCAATGTTTTCCTCCTCTCCAGTACCATATAACATTTCTTTCTTCACTTCTTCATCAATAGCTTCTAAAACCTCTTGGGTAAAGAACTGTTCTGGTTCTTGTAAGATCGTCTTACCGTAGTATTTTTTGCCGTCAATTTCAAAGCGAGTACCAGACTTACCCCACACACCTGCCTTGACTGCGTATTCTTCCAAACCGTAATACTTGTCCAGTCCACGGTTATCAAAGAACAGACGTGTTTCTACTTGAGAGTTCTCTCTTGTCAGACGAGACTTCTTAGCCTTGCAGCGGATAATGTTTCCGACTTGATCCGTTCCATCTTTTTCCTTTCTCTTTCCGAGAAATATGACTGTGCTAGCAGAATACTTGAGTCCACTGCCTCCTCCCATTTCCTCTTCAGGATACATAGCACCGATTTTGTCATAGGTATGATTGGTAAAGATCATTGGTACATTAGCCTTGCCACACTTGAGTGTCAAGACCCTGAAAGCTCCCTTAACAAGTTGAGTTTTAGTCATGTCACGCTTTTCAGTACCAGCTGCCATGTCCGTCATCTCCTTGGTGGTAGAGAGCATCCCCAAAGAGTCTAGCACAAATAGCATAGGTTTACGTTCTTCTTTAGGAACGTCTAAGTATTTATCCAGAATCCTGACTGCCTCGGTCCTGAACTCTTCGATGGTAGCGACGGGGAAGATAATCATACGACGAGAATCAATACCACGACTCTCGATCATATCCCTAGAAATAGCAGACTCCGATTCAAAGTAAATAACACCAGCTTCGGGATCACTATCAAGGAAATTACGAACCACACTGAGAGCATAAAAAGTTTTTCCGGTGCCTGAGGGTCCCGCGAGAGCGGTGATTTTATTGGAAGGAAGACCTCCAAAAATAGAACCGCTAACCACGGCATTAAAGAGGTAAGACCCAGTATCAATAAAACCTGAGACATCACCAGCAGCAACACCTTCATGAACAAAACCAGCATACTCATTTTTGCTGTCCTTGATTACTTGAGATAGAAAATCCATATTAATAGAAAGAGTTTAGTGATCTTTTACGTTCTGTTTGCCACCCAATAGCATCGAGAACTTTACGAAGTGGTTCAAGAAAAGACTTCTCGAACTGAGTTTTATAATCTACATACTTCTCCAGTTCCAGTTCTTTAGGAATCTCTTGGAAGAATCCGATAACATTTTCTTTAATTGGGTTAGGAGTTTTGAGATAGATAAACTTAATCTTCTCACCTTCTTGGATGAGTTGATATTTGTTATCTATTTTATTCTTCTTCACATAATAATTGTAAAGCAATGCTGCCCTGACTTGAATAGGGACAGCCTTCTCCTTGGTGTATATTGTATGATGATTTCCGTAAGTTGTCAATCCATTACAACCACGGGGGAAAGCAATGTTAGTGTATTCCTGTTCTTTAGTTTCCGCCTTTACTTTTTTGATGAAAGAAAAGATAGCATCGTTGTCTTGTGTCAAGATAATATCAAAAGCATCTTTAAGTTTGCCACGGAAAAACTGAGGTGTAGAAGAACGCTGGGTATCCATACCACAGATCTTCATCTTTGGTTTCTCATAGCGAACTCCCTCGCTATCCCATACGTTAAGAACATAACGCTTCTTCGCTTTCCAGAATCCACGTTCAGCAATGTTCTCACGCTTCATCTTCATCTTCTGGTCATAAGCCGATACATACTTCGCCAGGTTCTCGTAACTTTTCTCGATGAACGGTTCCAGTTGTTGTGTAGATACCTTGTCAAGGATATTAACAATCTTGATCTTATCGTCAGCAAAATTACTAAAGAATTTATTAACAAGAGGTCCAAGATTAAGATAGATTGAATCGGTGTCGATAGCGATAACATAATCGTCGTCCCCCGTTTCCAAAATCTTATTTAGATACTTATTGACATCATTCGCTGCCCACCGAACTGATAGTTGTCCAGCAAGAGTGATAGCTTCAGCAATATCCAGACGATAGTATCGGAAGTGTTCATTACCAATAGCACCATAAGCAGAGTTAAGTTGGATCTTACGTGCCATCTGAATGTTATTACACCTAGCGATTTCTTTCTTTAAGGCAATCGTAGGAGTTTTCTCAAACTGAATCTTTGCCTCAATCATCTTCTTCTTGTAGACTACACGTTCGGTGTAGATCTTCTCCATCAACTCCGGCAAGAACCCACGCTTATTGGTGTTATAGAACGTGCCGTTAGCACACACTGTCTGCCCACACAGGTCTTCTAGATTGATCTCCCTGGCAAGTAGACGCTCAACATTAGCGGAAGGGTGCTTGTGGGGTTGAAGAGTCTCCGGTGAGATGTTGTACTGCATAATCAGGTGAGGATACAGACTGTTCAAGTCAAAGTTCACCACCCAGTCATACAGACCAGGGACAGGTTCTTTTACATAAGCACCATCATACTTTTCACTCTTAGTGGCACTCTCTTTCTTAGGAGGAATAACAATACCTTTCTTGTGTAGATACACATAGATGATATTGTCCCACATACGAACCTGGGAGTAAACATCTTCAAAGTTTACCTTGGCATCGTATGCCATGTTGATAGCAAGCTCTAGCAACTTCATCTTGTCATCCAACTGGTCAACCAGTCGAACGTCATGAATGTTGTATTCAATAAACTTCTGCCAGTCATTTGTATAGAACTCTTTAAAAGTATCATGCTCACTGTGATCCAGTTTGTTAGCACCCAGTTCTACTTCACAAATATAATCCAGGCGATAAGATGCCTGGTTAGTATAGGTAAATTTACGATACAGTTCTAGATAATCAAGGGTAGCAACACCAGAGATATCATAAGCAATCTCTTTCCTACCCTTGATGTAAATTTCACGACGGAGAATAGCTTTCCACGGTGAAAGAATACGTGCCTCTTTCTCGCCAATGATACGTTCAATCCTGTGGATAATGTATGGCATATCGAACAGTTGAACGTTCCACCCCGTAATAATATCAGGGTAGTCAGATGACCACCAGTGAATGAATGCCTTTAGCAATCCAATCTCGGTATCAAAGTGCATGTAAGTAACCATAGGATCATCGTTGTCAAATGGTCTAGCACCAAATACAATGATTTTCCCGGAGGAACTATCCTTCACACTGATAGCAAGAATCTCCTGGTCCGCTGAAGCAATGTCAGGGAATCCATTTTCAGCAGCAGTTTCGATATCAATGTTGAACACACGGATATCTTTCATGTCATAGTCAATATAATCCTGAGGGTATTCCTGTAGGAT